CTATGGCGCTGACCTGCGCCTGGTTCATGGCACGCTCGGCGTGCAGTTCGGTGACCTGGCGCTCGTGGAGGGCGTCCCCAACCTCGTGCAGGCCCTGCAGCACCGCATCACGGTCGGTAAGCGCGAGCTCGGCTTTCACCCGGAGTACGGCTGCCACGTGCGCACTCTGGTCGGCGCCTCGAACGGCCCGGTGTCGGCGCGACTTGCGGCCTTTTACGTGCGCTCGGCGCTGCTCGAGGATGAGGGCGTCGATGAGATTCCGTCCTGCGTCGCCGAGGTGCTCGGCGATCAGATCCGCGTCACTGCGACCGTGGTCCCCGTCTCGGGGATGCCGGCCGAGCTTGTTCTGATGGTGTGAGACCATGGCCTTTCAACTGAAGGACTTCCCGAGCGTTGCCGCGTCGATGATCAACCATGCTCGGGCGACGCAGTCGAAGCTGACGGATTTCAACGTCGGCTCGGTTGCCCGCACGATCCTCGAGGCGCCGGCGATCGAGATCGAAGAGCTGTACCAGCAAATGTGGAACGGCCTCATGGAGGCGATTCCGGTCGCGGTCTACAACGCGTTCGGCTTCGAGCGCATCCCGGCAAGCCCTGCCTTCGGCGTTGTGCGCGTCATCGTGACGCCATCAGCCACCCCTTCGACGGTGCCGGCCGGGTCGATCTTCGAGGCGGCAGGCGATCTGCCGCGTTCGTTCGTATCCCTTGCTGACACCAACATCGCAGCCAACGCCTCATTTGTCGATGTGCAGGTGCGTGCGCAGCAGCCCGGGGCAGCCGGAAACGTCCTGGCCGGAACAGTCTTCACCGTGCAGCCCGCCATCAGCACAATGCTTTCCGCCGCTGCGCTGCAAGTCTTTTTGGGGGGGAGCGACGAAGAGACTGAGGCGCAGCAGAAATCCCGGTTTGCGGCCTTCATCCGCACCATTTCGCGCAGCACGACTGCGGCGCTCGACTACGGCGTGCGCTCCGCGGTGGTTCGCTCGGCGGAAGGGGCAATTATGGAGCGCGTGCAGTTCCAGTCGATCGTGGAGCCATGGATCACGGACCTGTCGCAGCCGCCGGCACTGGTCAATGTGTATGTCCACAACGGCGTCGATGGCGCGAGCGCCGCGCTCCTCGAGGAGGTTCGGCGCGTCCTGTTTGGATACCGCGACGCGACCGGGCGGATCGTTCCGGGATGGAAGGCGGCTGGGGTGCGCGTCGACGTCTATGCAGCCACCTCGGTTGCTGTGCCGGTAACGGGCGCAGTCGTCGTCGACGCTGGATACAATTCAACGACGGTGATCGTCCAGGTCTCCGCCGCGATCACCGATTACATTTCGGCACTCGACATCGGCGGTGACGTCCTGCGCGCCGAGATCGTGGCGGCAGCGATGGGCATCCCGGGGGTGATCAACTACCTGCCGGCGGCACCTGCTGCAGACGTTGCCATTGCAGCGACGAGCAAGGCCATCCCCGGCGCCATGACGATCACGCCGGCGGGGTAATCCAATGGATCTGACGCAGAAGCTGGTCTCCTACACGCACTCCGCGTTTGATCAATCAGCCGGCGCGTTCATCGCCTTCCGCGCTCGCCATACCTCGGACGCCTTCCGCTATACGGTGCAGGGCGGCGTCTTCACCGGATACTTGGGCGAGGCGGCGATCTTCACCGCCAACCTCGACGATCACACGCTGGACTCGCTCGTGCGCTTCATCTCGGCGCAGCCTGGGATGAGCGTGGTCTATGCGGCGCCGCCCGAGGAGCTGCGCAACTCGGCCGCCAGCCTGCTCGATGGAGGCGGAGCGCAGATCGACAGCAATGGCGACTGCGTCTATGCCTACAGCTCGACGCTTTGGGCGCTCATGCACGCCTACGCGATCGAGCTCGCGCGAGCGGAGGGCGCCATCGGCGACATGCTCGACCAGATGAGTATCGCTACCGCCGACGATCAGTTCCTCGACGAGTGGTCGGGGTATTTTGGGTTCTCGCGGGCAATAGGGGAGGTCGATGCAGCGCTGCGCTTGCGTGTGCTGCAGGAGGCCTTGCGGCCACGCAGCAACAACATGGCGATCGCGCTCGCAATCGAGCAGCGGTTCGGCAACGCTGCAACAGTGAGCGACATAACGACCTGGGGCGACTCCTTCCCGGTGCATGGCGCCAATGATCTTTTGGCGATTGAGCATGACGGGCAATACTTCCACAATGCAGCGCCGCAGAAAATCTTAGGTTTTTTTGATGTTGAAGTGGAGCCTCAGCTCGAGAGGGGCCCCTTCGTTGAATACATTTCAATACTGAATGCTGCTACAGCATGGCTTACGCAGCGCACCTCAAGCCTTGAAGATGAGATAAAACAGCAGCGCCAGATTGCGGCGCAGGCAGATGCGCTCAGAGCTGCCGCCGATAGGTTGATCATGGAGTCTGGAATTGACGAGGCCGCCTTCCGGGAGTTCGTCAAATCGATGAGAGCCGCCGGCACTCAGTTGCGGCAACTTACATTTACAGCAAAGTCGTCGTGACGCCAGACTCCGCCGGGAGGAATTCATCCAGGCGCGACCATGGCCAATCAGCCCGAACAACCGATTTTCGACTCAGGCGTCTATCAGCTTGAGACGGCCGACCCCGTGCTGGGCGGGTCGGGTGGCTTGTCGAACATCCCGCTGCTGAACCTGGCAAATCGGACGCGCTGGCTGAAGCAGGAAGTCGACGCGATCAACACGACGCTGCCGACGAAGGCGCCGCTGAATTCGCCAGCGCTCACTGGTACGCCTACCGCTCCCACGCAGTCGCTTGAGAATGCGACGACACGGATTGCAAGCACTGCGTTTGCCCGTGGGATCGTCTCGGGAAAGATGGAGAAAGTCCTATCGGGCACCAGTGGCGTAACCCTGACGGATGCCGAGGCGGGCAACGGGCTGCTCTTGTTTTCCGGTGCGATTACGGCCGCCGTGAACATCGTCGTACCCGATGCATCACGGCGCTGGATCGTGCGCAACGCAACCTCCGGCGGCTTTCCCGTCACGGTCAAGACGGCTACGGCTGCAGGCGTCGCGGTCCCTTCCGGCATGGCGCTCGAACTCTGGTGCGATGGAGCTGTGGTGCGCACCGTCGCAGCCAACGCCTGGGCGACGCAGCGCAAGATCGCGCTCAATGGCCCAGTGACTGGCGAAGTGGCGCTGGACGGTTCGGCCGATGTAGCGATACAGACCACGGTCCTGGCGGCCACCGACGCGCAGTCGGGCCTGGTCGAGCTTGCGACAGGCGCTGAAACAGTTGCCGGTACCGATGCGGCGCGCGCCGTGACGCCGGCCGGGCTTGCGACGCTGACCGCGACCACGAGTCGGCGAGGGCTCGTCGAGCTCGCAACAGACGCGGAGGTCGACGCCGGCACGGACGCCGAGCGCGCCGTGACGCCCGCCGGCGTCAAGCGACGCATCGATACGCGCGCCACGACCACCCGCACGATCATCGCAGGCAACGGGCTCACGGGCGGCGGCGACCTCGCCGCGGACCGCACGCTCACGCTTGGCACGCCAGGCACGCTGTCTGGAAGTACGCCTAATGCGGTAACCGCGGAAAGTCACACCCACGCGATCTTGGTGGCTACCGACGCCGTGACTGGTGTGGTCGAACTCGCCACCAGCGCTGAGACGATTGCCGGCACGGACGCGGCACGCGCAGTCACCCCCGCCGGCCTTGCGTCTCTGACGGCGACCACAAGTCGGCGAGGGCTCGTCGAGCTCGCGACAGACGCGGAGGTCAACGCCGGCACGGATGCCGAGCGCGCCGTTACACCTGCGGCCCTGAAGACTGCTCTGCTCGCGGCATTCCCGGTAGGCGCCGTGTACATCACCGCGGGCAACACCAACCCGGGCAGCTTCCTGGGCGGAACCTGGTCCCAGATTGCGCAGGGCCGCACGCTCATGGGCGTGGGCACGCTCGGCTCTGACACGTATGCAGAGGGAGAGACTGGCGGCGCTGCACGTGTAACGCTAACCACGGCCGAAATGCCGAGCCATAACCATGGCGGGGCGACAGGGGGGCAAAGCCAGAATCACACACATAGCGGCACGACGGCGAGCTCAGGGGCGCACGCGCACTCGACGCAATTGGGTGATGCGATCACTTCGGGCGAGCAGTCCACATACTCTGCGGGCGGGGGGCTGCTCGGGCTGAGCGCGACAACCGGCTCGGCGGGCGCGCACACCCACACCTTCACAACCGACGCAGAAAGCGCGAGCCACACCCACGCCATCAACAGCCAAGGCGGCGGCGGCGCCCACGAAAACCGCATGCCGTATTTTGTAGTGCATTTCTGGCAGAGGACAGCTTGACCATGAATTTCGAGAAAGCTTTTGACCTCCTTCTGGGGCACGAG